CACATCTGCCTTGAATACATCTGTACCAACATTGTTTTTGATGATTAAACCACCATTAGTAAAGATTGCATTAGTTCCATTAAAGGTATAATTAGCACCTTTTAAATTTGATGTTGGTGGTTCAGTAGGGTGTCTGCCCCATTCTGTCATGACTTCGCCTTCTTCTAATTGAAGTCTATCAACATAACAATTTCCACCACTTGTCGCACCATTAGTAACGATGTACAATCTAACAGTAGTTGATGAAGCAATAAAGGTAACGCTTGCTCGTGTCCACCCACCGAATGCAAGAACTGTGGTAGGAGAACTTGTAGCATTTGTAAAGATACTGAAATTAGCAAAGTTGATAAAATAACCACTAAAGGTATATTTTTTACCAACAACTAACCCTGTAATATCTCTTGAAATTCCACCAAAGGTATCAACACCATCAACTGTGATAAGTAAATTATTGCCACCATCTAAATTATTTAGGTCTGCACCATTGATATAAGATGATTTGGCACTATTATTTGTCCACCCATTGACACCACTAATATCAAAATCACTATTGGTTATAAGATTGACTGATTTTCTACTTTGAGCGATTTGTAAAGAAATCTCGGTTGATGTTTGTGTTAATACTGATTCTTCTAAATTTTCTAAGTCATTGATATAATCTGTTGAAGTTCTAACTGTATTAGTAATAGCAGTAGGTGTGATTTTACTTTCTGCTGTTGATACACGTCCATCTAAATTAGAAACATCTAAAACTACTGCACTAATTTCGTTATTAACTTTATCTACTAAAATTTCTGTTCTTGATCTTTCCTTCTTAACATCTGTAACCAAAGCATACTCTTTTTTAGCATACATAGGCACAACTGCTTTCAAGGTTTCCTTTAATCCAGATGATATAACCAATCTACTATGCATCACATATGATAGATGATCCACTTCATTCATATCAATCACATTGATTGCATCCATTGGTTCTAAAAATGCTAAACCTGTTGTATCTGCATCAAAAGGATAAAACTCTAATCCATCAACAGAATTAAATAATGCAGGTGCAAAACCTTCTCTGTTTTTATCCATGATCTGATTGTTCACGAATACCAATTCAACACGATCATCAACAGGTATTGTTGCCCAATTTAAAGGATATACATAATTATCATGTTGTGGTTCTCTTGTAAGATTCAGAATATTTATGCCACCATATTTCTCCTCAATCTTAATCTTACGCAAATTTTCCTCATATAGATCAATCAATGAACTTCCAACATATTTTGCTTTTAACTTATTTCCAGAAATGATTATGGTAGATCCACTTGTTTGTGCAATCTCATCCAATATATTTCTATATGTTACATTTTCAATCCCTGTCCATTTATCTTCATCAACCATCAAACTTCCATTAACGATTGTTGTAAACACTGATAGGATATGTTACTCCTAATTCAACCACATCATAAGGTTTATGAAATAAGATCATCTTATCAAATGCCTTGAAAACTGTTTTATCAAATTCAGGTGTATTCCCCACAACTCGCTCATGCTCTTTAACAACGAATTCACCAAAATTGATATATTCATAACCACTACCATCAAAAGACACACCTAACTCAACCTTGATGATCTTATCGGTTAGATCATATCTACCCTTTAATTCTCCATCAATTTGTGTCATAGATGATCTAAAGAAATCTGCTTCAAATAATCTATCTAATTTAAAAACCTCATCAGATTCAAGCACGATTGGAGTAGTGCCTAAAATTGTAACTCTTGCATTAATTTGTCTACCATTCTTTTGAATGTTTTCAATAAATGACATACACTACTCCTTTCTTCGTGATATGAATGATACTTTCACCGAACTATAAAATGGATCTAAACTAATAATCTCTTTTTTATAATCATTGGTATATGTTCCTAATGTTACTAACATTCTCACTTTAGGATCATAATAATCCACTGTTTGAAATGCACTATCTAAGATCACCAATAATGCACTTAATTCAATCTCATCTTCAACATAAAACTCTGCCACGATCTTAGGGAAGATCCCAATCAATGTTCCAAATAATTCTCCAGACATTGTTCTTCCTGTATCTTCTCCCCATAATTTATTCTTCTCAATGATGAATGGTGTTAGAACTTTTGCAGTATAATCAACACCATTTAATTTTAATAAGGTGCTAATACCCATAATTCAACCCTCCATTCGTTCTAAACTCTGCTTCTTTTTGTAGATCAACAGTATGTCTTGCAATTTCTTTACCATCTAACTGTTGAATAATAATGATAGATCCACCACCACCAAATCCACCTCTTGATTGTAATACATCTAAGAAATCATTCGCCCATCCTGTATTATTTTGTAAAGGCACAACTGCCTCACGACCTGCTTCCCCAATAATTGCTTGAGTTGCAGATGTAACAACACCACCTCTTGCCAATCTTGGTATTGTAGGTATAGAAAATGAATTTCCCCCCACAAATGGCACCCATGAAGGCACTTTTATTTTATTAACTGATCTGATGAATGAATTAATTCCATCTATAATAAAATTAAAAGGCAATCTGAAAAAACTTGTTAAACCTTTAACGATATTTTCAAATACACTCACAATACCTTGCCATGCTTTCTTCCAATTACCACTAAATACTCCTGTGATAAATGTTATAAGACCATTAAATACTCCTTTGATATTATTGAATATGTTTTTCACTGTATTCCAAACACCATTTAATGCATCACCAAATGCTTTTTTAATCACATCCATTAACCACTTAACAACCTCTGCAGGTGCTCTCATGATTGTCATAATAACATCAAATGCCCACTTGAATATCCCAATGATAAAATCTAATGATGTTTTGAGTGCTTTCATAATAAAATCAAATACAAACACAAAAGCATCACCAATTGCCTTTAATGACTTTTGAATAAACTCTTGTATTTCTTTCTGATTATTCTTCCAAAATCCAATTGCAGTTATGATTAAACCAATTGCCAAAATGATCCACCCAAAAGGCGACAAACCTGCAAGAATACTAATTGCTAATAACAATATTTTAAGACCAATAAAAGCAGTGGTTAATATCCCTACCATTATTGCCAACCCTTTAACAACAGGTCCATTATTTGTTGCCCACTTAAATATCTCTTCAAGTCCTGTTATGAAATTTCTTCCAACACCAATTATAAAATTTCCAATACTTGCAAACATTGGTTGTAAATATTGTTGCCACAACACCATGATCCCATTCTTCACTGATTCAATCACAGGTGTTAATCTTTCCATCCATGTAGTAAAACCACTAATATCAGGTGTTTCAAATCCAACTGCACTAACACCACTTGATCCTGCAGATCCACTACTATCAGAAATAACATTCATTTCATCAAATCCAGATAATTGCTTTTTGGTATCTTTAGCACCTTTAGCAATATTATTCATATTCTTAGCACTTTTACTTGAAAAAATTTCAAATCCAAAAAATGCCTTTGTAATTGCATTAACATATCCTAATAATATTTTCATCAGATTGATTAAATTCATAAATATAGGTGATAATGCATTACCAACCGATTCCCAAACATATGCTAAATCTGCTTGTGCTTGTGCACCTTGCTCTGATGATCTCATCCATGCTTGAACTGCCTTTGATAATCCTAAATATACTGATCTAATTGATAATAATGCTAATCCAGATCTCAACAGATTCTTCCCAATTGATTTATAATTCAAATCCATCCCTTTACTTGATTTTTCAGTAACACTCATTGAATCACGCAAAGATCTTGCATTAACTGATATTTTACCCATAGAAATTTCAATGTTCTTTGAATTCTGTTCTGCTTCCCTCAATTTTAATTGAGTAGCATCAATATCCCTTCTAACATCATCATATAATCTTATATCTCCAGATTCTGCAAAAACCTCTGATTGCATAACTAAATCTTCTAACTTACTTTTCAATTCTACCATCTGTTGATTATTTCTTGCTTGTTGTGTTTCAAGTTTTGCCCATGAATTTGCTAACTCATCAACACTCTGCTTTGCTTCCTCACCAACATTTGAATTAGCAACCATACCTTTCAATTCTTCCAAATCTTTAGGTATGTTTGAATTATCTAATCTTGTATCAATCCTTATAACACCATCTGCCATATTTAACCACCTTTCACCTTAGAATCAAGTTTATCTATAAATGATTTATTGACATTTTCTAATTCTTTAACTTTTAACTTGTTTTGTGCATCTAATATTTTTCTTCTTTGTTTAGGATCTTTAACTTCACTCATATCATATGTCAATACCTCAATAACATCATTGATTGCTTGATTTTTAAGGGTTTTACACAACGAAACAAAATCATGATAATGAATATCATCTTTGTTTAAATCAATCCCATACTGTGCTCTAAATGCCCCATAATAATAATCCCAATGTTGATTGAAATCTAAAATCTTTTTCCCATCTTCTGAAGCACCATTTTCAAGAAATTTCTTTGCTTTTTCTAATGCTTCATTACAATATGGACTTTCAGATCCAAACAATAAACCTGTAATTAAAATCCCTCTATCCAGATCATCAACATTAGGATCATTTAAGATCTCATCACATTTTATTGCTACTCTGAAATCTGTATTGATAGGATATTTATTTCCCTCAATCAAAACATATTTAATCATAATGTGTCTTTATGATCTTGAAGCAACATTTCTTGTCTGCGTTTAGCAACATAATCCTTAACCTTAACCCCTGCTTTTTCAATTTCTTCAGAAAGTTGTTCAAAGAATTGTTCATATAATAAAATTGAATTTGAATTCATAAACACTAACTCACTCAAATTGATCCCTGTTGCATCATCTAATTGATTCTTAACTTCCTTGAATAAAACTGCCATCTTTTCAACTGCCTTCAACATCACATCAAAATCCTCATTCTTAGGCAATTCAAACTTACGCAAATTCTCAAAGGTTTCAAACACCTTACCAAATAATGCCATTTGAACCATATCACTTGGATCAATCTTAAACACTATCTTTTGATTATTCTCATTCTCAACAACTACCTCATGACTAACTTGATTGCTTTTGATCTTCACACTTGATCTCCTTTATTTTAATTTAAAAAACTACATCTAATAATGAAAAAGGGGGGATGATCCCCCCTTAAACCACTGCAGGTGTAAAGGTTGGTACACCATCAACGATATTAACTGTTCCAATAGTTGCATCACCTCTGAATAAAACATTATACCCTAACTGTAATTGATCCCCACCATCACCACCATGTGAATCTAATTGAATTGTAACAGGTTGTAATTTAGCAGGTATTCCTGTACTTGATTCAACTTCTAAACGATAAGGAAAAACTTGAAGCATATCAGTATAAGCATTAACACCTTTTGCATCATTGAAAAATAGATCATCAATAAATTCAAAAGTAGCATCACCTTTATATGCCCATTGAGTAACATCTAACTGCTTAGCAAAACCTGTAACATCTTGTGATGCAGTTGCATCTGCTATAAACTGTCTTGTAGTTACATTTGCATTATACGATACTGAAGCACTTTCAATTCCTTTATTCATTAATGCCCATGTAGGAGTTGCCGAAGGAGTAACATCTAAGAAATTAATTGCTTTCTCCCTCATAATTGGATTTGTCATTTGAAAATCCCCTTTCACTTGTTATATAAAACTCTTGCAGTCATTTGGTATAAGGCGAACTGCCCACCCTCATCCACATCAAACAGAAATCCTGTGCTTAATACTTCTACTTTATAAGCACCTTCTATTAATGGATAGATCTCACTTTTATTGTTTTCTTCAATCCAATCTTCCAGATCTTGAAAAAACTTTGAATTCTGGAAGTTGATCTTGTCAACATCATTTCTCATTGAATAATTTTGTTTCACCATAAAGGCAAAATTAAACTCTTTAACACCTCCATCATTAATGAATCTTCTAACGAATCCACCTTGATTAGATGGTGCTTGAACGATTGAATAATTAACTGCATTTTCAGGAACATAATCACCATAAATAATTGATTCAGTGCCGATCCCATCAAATAAATAAAAATAATCACGCACCTTTTCTAAATTACTCATTTCTTCATACTCCTTTCTACCATATCAATAATCATCTGCTTATTATCATTAAATGCTCTTGCTACCCACATCTTACCTCTCAATGCACCACCACGATATACCAGATCTCTATCTGTAACAACTTTAGGTTTAGATCCTACCATCACTTTTCCATACCACTGATACCTTGCATAAGGTGTATTGTATTCAATTGCAGTTCCTTGTTCAACAATCCTTGCACTATTCTTCAAAGCACCTTGTTTAAATGGCACATAAGGATCACTGATCCTCATCAATTCATTGGTGAAAAATAACTGTGCCTTACCACCTGCATTTAATCCTAACTTAGAAATGATCTTAGGTGCATTTGATAGATCAATATTTATTTTACTTGCCATAAGCACTAATATTCCTTAATCTTCCAATGAATGATGTTTTATTAACCTCATAACTTGAAATAATCATCTTCTCATCATTTAATGAATTAACATCTGCAACTTCACCTCTGAATATAATATCTTTAGGTGCAAGTGTCCATTTATTTGAAACATCAGATGCTATTTTATACTCATTTGGCAACACGAATCCATCTTGAATAGGGAACACAACAACAATCTGATCTGCAGTAGTAACATTTGTATCACCAATTCTAATCCCTTGCTCTGATTCCCAATGTGCATATAAAACTGTTTTTTTATACTCATCATATTTTGTTGAAGGATTTCTTTTAAGATTAAACACTGTTACTGTTTCAAACATCATAACGATCTACTCAATAACCCTGTTGGTATTAATGAAAGTCTTAATGTTGAATATATTGATTCCTCAACACCTTTAAGCAGATCACTTTGTTCATTTCCCTTAACATCTTGAAATGTTACTGAATGTGATTTAATTGATTCACTTTTAACACCTTCACTTAGCACACTTAATTGTGAACTATTTAATGCATTTAATCTAAGATCATAATCCTTCAATATATCTATAACCTCACACAAAACAAATTTAACCTTTTCTTCAACCTTTAGATCTAAAACACTTAGATCCTTATTGAATGTTATATACTCCAGATAATTCATTGCTTTTTTAAGGTATTTTGTAAACTCACTTGATAATACCTTAGTGCCTCCATAATCAGTTGTATAATACTCAAAAGATACCATCAAGCAACCTCACTTTCTTATGAAAAAAGAGCAGAGCAATAATACTCTGCTCACTTAAATTAATTAACTTCTTTATCCCTTAATTGCAACATAAACTGCATCAACTTGATTATCCTCAACGAATAAATCATGATATAAACGATAACGCATTAACCATGCATTTTTATCTTGATTTTCATCAGGACTAAATGTATGAACCTTTTCATGCTTAGCAATTGCTAATGGAACACTTGATCCTGCAATTAAGAATTCAATTTCTTCTGCATCAACTGCAGGTGCAATAACCTTAGTGACAGGATCTTTTGTAACTGCAGTATACATACGACTTGAAACAGTAGGGATTAACGCAACACCATCAATAGAAGGGAAGGTTGTATCAATACCATTAACTGCGAATGTAACACTTGATAATTGCCCTGCAAGTTTTAATTCAATTAAACTCATAAACTCATAACGAACATGAGCAACTAATTGTCCTGCATATCCAGAATTACGAATAGCAACGATTCCATCTTTAAATAACTTTAAAGCATTTAATTCAGTTGCAGTAACAGGAACAGGTGTTGCAAATGCAGATAATTTAGCAATACGAACTAAATCAACTTCAGGAACTACTTTGATTCGTGCGAATTCTCCCATAACATCAGATGCAGTGAGAACGAAACCAGATTCATCAATATCCATAGGATCTAATGAAAATTTGCGACCACGATCATAAGTTAATGTATGAGTTTCCCATGTAAGATCAACATCACCTTCTTCAAAACCTGTTGAACGATCATAATCAGATAATCCATCTAAATTCAATTTTCCAATCTTAACTTCTTTTCCACCATTATATTTAACTCTGGTTGAATTTGCAGTCATCCATGAAGTTGTAGCCGATTGTTCAATCACTTTATCTAAAGCAGATTGAAATACTGATGCATAAGCAATGTTGTTTGCCATTTTTAATTTCTCCTATTTATTTTTTAATACCCATTTGTTTATCAACAATTTCTTGTAGGGTTGCTTCTTTCTTTGGTGGATTTACAATAGGATTTCCTGTTGGTTGATCCATCCCAAATAAATGAACCAGATCACTTCCCTTGCGTTCTGTGATGTGTTCTTCTAATCCAATGAACTTCCCATCTTTGAATTCAGTTTCTGCAATGAACTTAGAAATATGTGCTTTCAAGGCAACAGGATCTTTAGTCCCACTTTTTGCGATAACAAGTTCAAGAACATAATTCTTTTCTGTATCATCAATCTTTCCCTTTAACTCACTTGTTTCTTTTTCATATTTAGATTGAAGTTCTTTGAATTTAGTTTCACTTTCTTCGTTCAGTGTGATACCTTTTTTGAGTTCTTCAATCTCTGCTTGATGTTGCTCTTTTAGTTTCTTAGAGTGTGTATCAAGTGCTTTTTGAATTCGACGGTCAAATTCTGCTTGATATGCCTTATCTGCTAAGATTTCATCAAATGTCAATGGAATGTCATCTTCTGACCCCTCGGCGAAATGTTGTAAATCAAGTGTATACTTTAATTCTTTATTCATATTTCTCCTTTGCCCATGTGATATTTTATCCCACACGTTCTTCGTACTTTCTTTAAAATGTCTAAGTATAAAGACATAGTTTTATTTATTATTGTTTATTTCTTCGATTGCGCTTGAAATCACGTAATCCCAATTAACAGATTGCCCTTTTTCTAATACAACATCGAAGTCATAATGATGGTCATAACCACCAAAAGAACCGTTTGAGAAGTAAGATGGTCTTTTATGGTCGGATATTCGTATTACATATTCATCATTTAATGATGGAAACTTGTTCGTGTCTACTTGCAAAGTGATGTATTTAGAATTAGAAACATTCGATTTATCAATCTTGATGTTTTTGATTGCTCCCTCTGTTGCATCTTTTATTTGTGTTCCCTTTTCAAAAAGTTCTTTACCCTGCTTTGTGTTGCGATAATTACCTATTTTAGAATTCTTATCTAATTTTAGTTTTTGTTTATTATCTCTCAACCATCCCTTTGCTTGTCCATCTTCACTAACTTCAAACTGATTTCTTGCCATTTCAACTTCTTTTTCACTTGATATGCCTTTTTGGTATGTTAATTTACCATTTTCATCATATACATTGAAGTTCTTTTTATCCCAAAAACCAATAGAATCAGGGTTATCAACGACTTCATAAGTGTACTTACCACTTGTTGTTTTTGGTAAACTTAATTCCCTAAACTTACCACTTTCTTTCATGGCACTTGTTAAATCTTGACCATCCTTAATAAATATTCGCCTACCACTAACTGTTCGCCACACACCACCATCGGCCATTTAATCAACCCCTTTCTGTATTTGTTCTCTTGCATAATCTCTGCGTAATCCATTGTCTTTAACAAACTTATCCAGATTCTTTTGTTGATCCTTCACATTTGCTTTAGATTCATTGATATACTTCTCATCACCTAACTGTTCTGCCATAACCAATTGCTTCTTTGATTCTCTTACTTTTCTTTCCAACGATCTCTGCTTCTGTTCTAACTGATAAACCTTGTCATTCTCTTTAGAATCAATCTTATCAGGTATTGGTGAACTAACATTTGGTATGTATGCATATTTGATATGCCTACAATTTACACCACCTAATCCATCAACTAATCCCTCACCTGTTTCCCTCTGAAATTCACCATCTGAAATCTTAAACACTTTTCCTTGCCATGATTCATGATTTTTATGCCCATCACCTTTATTTCTTGCACCCAAATGTTGTGAAGTGGCATAATGATCCACACCCAACTCATTTGCAACATAGGTATTATGTGCATTTCCAGATCTTGTAATAGCACTGACAATTGTTCTTCTTGCTACTCCTTCAATTGAATAATTAACCGGCACTTTGATCTCATTCCCATTAATATCCTTCACTGTTCTTTGATATGTCATTGAAGTGATCCCTTTTTCTGCTAACCGATTCAATGACTTTTTTAATGCCTCATCATAACTTGAAATTCCTTGTGTAACCTCTAAATTAACAACATCTAAGATCTGGCGATATTCCAATGATACATTTCTACTGATCTCTTGAAATACCAATGACATTTCATCTTTAGATATTTGCATCACTTGATTAATAACATCATCAAACACTATGCTATCAATTGACTTAGGTAAAATTCCAAATTCATGTGCCATCCTTAACTTTGATATATCCACTGATTCAATCCCTGCTTTAGTGATTACATCCTTAACCTCATTATATGCCATTTTAGATCCATTTGCTATCACTTTTATTGCCTGTTGATCTAATAACCCCAACTTAGATAATTGCTTTAGTTTCCACTCTAATGATCCTCCAATTGAATCATATAAATCAAAATTTGAAGCGATCCATTTCAACAGATCTGCTTCTATACCAATCATTTGTGTAATTAATGGTTGAGCAAACTGATTAATGATTTTATCATCTATCATTCTTCATCCAGATCTTGTGGCAATGCCATTCTGCTTGTCATTTTATTATTGAATTCAATCGCTTCTTGCTCACTCATTTTATACAACTGCATATAAACTTCAATACGATCAATCAATCCTGCATTGAATAATTGCATTGCACGATTGTATTCTTCATTCTTGTCATGAATGATTGAATCATCATATTCAACATAGGTATTCCCACTAAGGATTTTATCTGTTTCCAAATAATATAATCCTCTAATCATTTCAACTAAAGGCATATGAAAATTAGTAGTGTGTTTAGTTCTTGTTTTATAGAACTTTGAATTACTTGATACTACTTGATCTGTGTTGGTATAAATAGATCCACCATCACTATAAAATGCACTATCACCTAAACCACACTTTGAACCTAATAGATTCAATTGTGTTTTAAGATTCTCAATCAACTGTTCAACTCTTAATGTAGGTGCTTCAACCTTGACCAATGTTCCATCCAAATTCTTAGAATCAGGTGGCAATAAATAGAATTCATCTTGATCCTTATTAAAGATCAACTTTTCTTTCCCTTTATCATAATAAAGTGCCTCACCTTGAACATATACTCTCATCCGACCATTTCTTATTTCTTTATCTAAAGCATCATAAGCAATGTCAACTGATTTCAATTCTTCAATAGCATTAGCAAAAACTGATAATCCCATATGATTCCCAACATTAATGTTATTCACGATTGCAGGTTGATGAATTTGAAACAACTTTTCTTGTGAAATGAATGTTGCAACTGCTCTTCCATCATTTGATAATCTTTGTCCATCCTCACTGAAATATATGTTTTGAATAACCCATATTCTTCCTTGCTTTTTATGAATCTGAACGAATAAAACATCATTGTCTTCACTTGCAAAAGCACATCCAACGATCTCATCATTCACAACCTCAAAAGGATATATGTTGTCATATCTCACATATTGATTAATTGCTTTTCTGTTAGCATCACGATATTGAACAGTAGCACCAATACCCAATGCGAACACCATTTCATAGAATGAATTTAAACGACCTTTAACATTGTTTTCATCAACATACTTATCAACCCATTCTTGTGCAACATCATTAAAGAAATTAGTTTCAGGATTGATTATATTATCACTCCATAACTCTGCTACAACCTTTGCCATATGTAAAGATTTACGATTTCTTGTAACTGATGTATCACCTTGATATTCTTTATACTCATGAAAATCTTCCACAAATCCCTCATAAAACGATTGCCAGATCTGAACATCACTTTCTTGCCGATCAATTACCTTGATCCCAATTTGCGATAATAGATCTTGTATATTTCTTTTTTCCATCTCATTCCCTCACAAGTTTAGTGTGTTCTTCTTCTGTACTATATTCTTGAGCATCCAAACTATCAATATTGGTTGTTCCATCATCTAAACGAACATCTTTTCCATCATTATCTGTCTTTGAACTCCAGATAGCATTTTTAAATGCCTCAATAGTTTCACCACATGAATCTAATATGAAATAACGATCTGTGTTTATCAACCTTTGATATGTTCTGATCCTTCCATTAACTGATGATTTTAATGCATTTTTAACCTTATGTAAGATCTTAGCATTATGCAATGCATTACTCAATCCTCTTATTAACACCTGTTCTGCACTATCTGCCCTTATTGAATTTAACAAATAACCTTGATCCAATACCTCTTGCACAAACTTAACAAATTCATGTTCCAATTCTTTAGGATCTAACTCCCTTGTGATTCGCTTTTCTTTAACTGTTACGATCACACCTTTAATCATATTGAACCATGTGCAATTAAATGCATGAGCAGATTTATTTCCACCAAAGTCAACTCCAATATTAACATAACCATTGATCTTTCTTAATGGATGTGTATAAACACCTTTATCATCCTTATGATCCCAATCAACCGACTTAATCACATGATGATCTTTTAACATAGGATATATTGCACCCTCTGCCAATGCCCACTGTCCCAAAATATAACGATTATAATACACTGTTCCAAAATATTCTCTTTTTAAATTCTCAATAAAGAATGGTGTCAAGAATGGATTGTCATCAATGACATAATGTTGTTGATATAGATCCACATCACTATCTAAGAACTTTTTAAACCAATGTGTAGGTGATGCGGGGTTACAAGTTCCATCAAACTTTGAAGATGGTTTATCCAACCTTGATTTCAACATTTGAAATACTTCTTCACTCCATGTTGTAACCTCATCCCCATAACAATATTCAATCCCTGCACCTTGTATCTTTGTAACTGATGATTTCTTATCTGCACCTAATGCATAAACCTTCTTCCCAAACAATTTAACTGTATTATCTGATGAAATGAATCCAACCAACTCTTTTCCCCATATCTCACGCATAGGATCTAAAATGTTTCTTTCAATTGTTCCCTTAGTATTTCCTAAGATCACAATCAATCCATGACCTTTGCATTGTCTGATCCTTTTAGCGATCATATAATAATCAAGGTATGTTTTACCACTTCTTGTTGCACCAGACTTCACATTCCATCTATGATTCGCATTATTCCAGAACTCTCTTTGTTTTTCTGATAGTTGCACTTAACCACCACCCTTCCATGATAATTAAATCAACGATCATTTTCGCTTAATGATTCTAAGATCTTATCAACTTTTGCTAATGTTTCTGTTGAATCATATTCAAACGAATCTCGTTGTCCTAAATACTGTTTACCTAACCATATTGCCATACTCGCATTTCTCTCTGCAATCTTAAATTGACTTCTTCTTAAACTGATTTTACCCTTGCTCTGCCCTTCTTTATAGATGCGACTAAACTCCTCATCTCTCTGAAGTGTTTTGACACTAAGACCGAGGACATTTGCTATTTCTTCTTGAGTACACATGATGGAAGATAACTTCATAACCATGTCATAGTCAATTTCCTTTTTAGGTCTTCCACCTGCCATAATTACCTCCTTTTAGAAAAGTCCCCATTCTGCAAACTTCTCAAACCCTCCTCTTTCTTTTATGAACTGACTCGCAATTTCAACGATATCATCGTATGGTTTGCCATCGACAACTTCATCACCAATAGCGCAACTAAGCAGGACAACATCTCCTGTTTCTTGTGCTTTTAAGAATGCGTATATATTCAATGATACATCGGCTTTTGATAAGTCCTTACCATGTAAACCACCACCAGTTACTCCATCTGCCATATCAGAACCAAGTTTTCTATTGGTTGCGCCTGTGTCGACATCTGTTCCACCTGTCCAATCACCTAATGGGTTAATATGAGCATTAGGGTATATAGACTTTAAGTCCTCAGTCTTTGCGTGACTTTGACATATAATCAACCGTTCATCGGTTAATATATACTTACCATCGGTTGAATAGATATCATAGATGTTTCGAGCAATAGCAGAGATTTTTCTTTGTTGCTTTGTTAAAGGCACACCTTTGAATATTCCGTTATCACCACAACGATACTTTCCATTTTGATTATTGAATAAGTGAACGTCTTGTTGCTCTGATGTTAATATCAAATCTACATCGCCACCTATTCTTTTGACAATCGCATTCACTTCATCATATTCAAAGTTCTCTGATGACTCAATTATAACATGACATAAACCATGACCAATAAGAACCTCGACTGCTATTTTAGGTCGTTCATTCTTAATATATGCTAAATCAACAATAGCACCTGCTATTCTGTCGGCAATCTTGTCCGGATGACTTGGATTAACTTTTTCAATCATTCAACTTTTCCACCTTTTCGTTTGTCATTCTTTCCCATCTATCAATGATATAATTTCTGATCCTGCAAAGATTTCCTTGCACTCCTTTAGGAACACTGATGATATTTTCTTCATATCCTTTATTAGCATCAATGTATGATTGATATTCATCTATATCCACAAACACCTTAGCAAAAGGAATGTATCTAAAGGTTTCAACCTTTGGTCTTTTATAAGAAGGAACACAAACACTAATCTTCATGATTCAATACCTTATTCATGAACTTAGATCCATTAATAACCCTTCCCACACCTTTTTTCTCAAATCCCTTTTTGCTATCCAATGCTTTCACTGTTTTAATATCAAAGAATGTTTGAACTTGTAACCAATCCACTGAATTATCAAAGAATAAGACCAGATAATTATTGACCTCATTTAACTCCTCTGTGAATTCAATTTCTCCTTCAATCTCTGCATCATTCTTTGCAAATAACTTATCCAGATCTCTGCTATCAAATCCAATGAACTCATCTAATCCCTCCACTTCAATTTGAAGCAGATCAACATCCCATTTGCTGAACTCTGAAACTCTATTATCTGCAATTCTAAATGCCTTAATCTGATTCTCTGTAAGATCATCTGCAACTATACAAGGCACTTCCTCTAATCCTAACTTCATACTTGCTTTATATCTTGTATGCCCTGCAACGATCTCATTCTTGCCATCAATAACGATTGGCACTTTAAATCCAAACTCTTTAATACTCTTTGCCACCATATCCACTGCATTATCATTCTTGCGTGGATTATTAGCATAAGGCACTAACTCCTCAATCTTCTTCATCACTATATTCATAATTTTCTCCTTTATTTATTTGCATTCTGCAATTATGCAGATCAAATCATTCACTACCATCAATAATTTAATGATATTCCATGCTTTACTCGATAAAACAGACATTTGTAATTATCTAAAACATACATTTGCATATTTACGCATTTATTTGCAACGGTTTTTCTATCGTTGTAGTTTATCGTTGCACTTTACATACTCATTTCGTTTCAATTTAAGTACGATATACCCTATCGGTTATAGTTCTATGGTGTTTATGTGTAATTATACCCTTTCGGTTATAAATGCGAAAATGTTATCTTTTCGTGTGTTATTGCTAATTTATAAGATGTCTTTTTGTGCATAAAAAAGGACACTACCATCAGTATTGCCCTATCAAACACATATGAGTGTTTTGTTTCTCTAAATTAAATTGTAGGGTTTTGATTCAATCAGTGAGAGTCTATTTAAGGTTGCTCGTAATTGTGTTTGTCCCTACTTCAACGATACGTCTATCGTCAAAGATTATTCAAGGGTATCCCAGCCCAATGGTTATCATCCGCTTCTTTATGGCACTATTTTTCGTAAACTCACAGTGCTAACGTCATTTGATTTTTAGCAGTTTACTCTGTGCTGGTATAGGTTTAATGTGTCTATACCCACATTGTTTAGGCAGAAAATATTAGTCCGTTGCCCAGCGAACGCCTCCAGAGAGTTAGCATGATTTATCATTCGCCCCCAGAGTTCTTGCATAGATATTCTATCACATCTACTACATAGTTTCAAATGTGCAGTCATTTCGTTATGAGAGCGACTGCTACCCCTTACAAGTTCTGTGATAATGCATAACCACGATCACTTCATCACTTAAACCCTTACCCATGTTAAGTGTTGGCTACGGTTCGATGTAGTAATGTGCTTGCAGGTTCTTTTCATCATAAGCAAATAATTCTATTGCTTTTCTGTTAC